ACATGGCGTTGTGAAAGATTTTATCTGCCGGTGTATTTAATACACCTTGAAACCATTTTAAAACTTTTGCTCGACTCATATTACCACCACCTTCATGAGCGATAGGATAATAACCAGACCATCCTTCAACAGCTACAGCTATACCTACAACATCACCTTTACCTACAACAGAACCTGATCCCATCTTCATTAGATCTGGGTCTTTAGTTTCTAAGTCAATTGCTATCTCATCATACTTAGATAAGTCTGGAAAACTTTCTGGCGGTAGCCATTCGGTTTGTGGTTTAAATAGAGGTATCTGCATCGTAGTCCCTTTCAAGTATCATTTCTAAATAATGTATTGCTTTTTCTATGTCTTGTCTTTTTCCTTTTGATTGATGTCTACAAATATATTTTATAGCGTTGCCTTCTGCAAATAATAATTTGTTTTCATTTATAAATTCTGCAGGTTGTATCTTCATATTTCGGTAGTGCTTCCCGCCTACCTGGTTATCTAAAGAATCGTATACTGATTTTTTAAATATTTCACTGTTGGTCATAGTAGGTATCCTTTCCCGTATTTTTTTGGTTCTATTATATGTAAATTTTCTTTTGTTCGTGTTGCACCTACATAAAATAATCTATTCTCATCATCAGGATTTCTCTCATAACTTCGCATAGTATTTTCTGTAAGATCTGTCATCAGCACAACATTAGTTGCTTCTCCACCTTTTGCTGCATGGATAGTGGATAATTCAATTCTAGGTTTTTCGTTTAGTTTCTCACCGTTCTTTCTCATCTTACGCAAGTAATTTACCTTAGTCTGACCTGCATTGTCAAATGCTTCATACCAAACTGTCTTAACTTGTAGTCCATAATCTTTGACCAACTGATCCATTCCATAAAAAGATCCTTTAACCATGCCTTTTATTTTTTTAGCGTGCCAATGTTTTGGACTTATAAACTTAATCATATTTTCTATTTCTTTGTAAGATACTAATTGACCTTGTCTTAGGTGTTCCCACGATGTAGCTGCTTGATGTAATTCTTTTTCACTACTTCTTTTGTATCTATTTTCATAATACAATCCCTGTCTATATAAAGACTCCTCTAAATCATTTAACATATGTCTAGTTCTACTTAACACTAGCCAATCTCCTTGTGACATGTCTATGCTTTCTATATCAAAATGTCTTTGTAGATTGCCTTGACTAACTCTAGGCTCCCATGTTTTATCTATCCTGTTTCTAATTTTATTTATTATACCCATAGCTAATCCATGTACTTTAGCCGGTATTCTATAAGACTGTGTTAGTGGTAGGTATTGTCCTTTTAATGTTATAAAAGAATCTACATCTGCACCAGCCCATCTAAAAATAGCTTGGTCATCATCACCTGCAATAAAAGCATCTGTTGTTTTATTCCAAATAGATCGTGTCATATCCCATTGCATTAATGATAAATCTTGAGCTTCATCAATAAACACTACATCAAACTTTGGTGACTTATCTGATTTTGTAAAATCTAAAATCATGTCATTAAAATCTATTAAGTTATATTCTTTTTTATATCTTGCTAACTCGTTGTGTATAATTCTAAGTTGATCTCTTTCCAGGTCCTGCGTGTGTTCCTGTAAATCAAATTGTTTTTCAGGTGTAATGTTTCGTAGCTGTGCTAGCTGTATAATTCTTAGGTACTCACTATCTGATGTAAAGATACCACCTTGGTCTTCTTGATAGTCTGCATACGTTACAGGAAAACCTAACTTCTTACCTAGATCCTTGTAGTGTCTGGACTGCATTACTTGATCTTTTTTTAATCCTAACTTTCTAAACGCTAGTGAGTGTAAAGTTCTAAAATATGGTAAATCATCTTCTGTTAAATTAAATTTTTTAATTGCTCTATCTCTTGCTTCGTTAGCTGCTTTTTTTGTAAATGCAAAATAACCTATCTTGTCCGGGTCTGTTTGTTTTAGATAGTCATCTACTTTGTTTAACAAAGTTGTAGTCTTACCTGTACCTGGTGGTCCTAATACTATTGTTCTCAAAATATATCCTTGGGTTTTAATTCTTTTTGATTGTAGTCGTCTTCTTTTTTGTCAAACTGTTTTACTACAAACACAGAGATTCTTTCTTTACCAATACGTTTGTCATCACAGTTACATGTTTCTTTTAACATTTGTGCTGTACGTGAATATGGTACATCCCAACGTTTTCTAATTAAAAACTGATTGTAAAATCTATCAAACACGAAGTGGTGGTTGCCTTCACTAGTCCACACACCACCTTTTTTAAGATCATTTTTATCTGTAGATACTTGTCTGTTTAGACAATACTCTTCTAAATGATTTTGTAACTGGTCCTGTGTAGTCACACCTTCTGGTGGATCTATTGGTTCGTGGTTCTTCATCAGTGGATTTATTATCATGTCCCAGTCTTTTGGTTTCACTGTTGGTGGTTTAAAGTCCAATTGTTCCATACATGCTTCCTGAAATAAACTTTGTTGTTTTAAAAATTTTACATTCTCCAAGTGTAGTCGCTCACCATCTACGTTTAAATAGTAGTATGGTTTTTCTAGTTTAATCTTTTGTAAGTCTGTTAGTGCAGGAAATACTATCTCTTCACCAATACCAAACTTTCTTTCTCTACATAATTTTTTATCACACAAGTTACACATAGGAGTATCATTACATTTGTAACCCCATTCTTTTTTATCATGCTGACGTTTAATTATTTCTACTTCAGACTCACTTAAAGGTACAGTCGATGCTGTTGCATTGAACAATGTCATCTTACTCTTCCATTCTGCAGGCCATTTCTTTTTAGCGTACACACCAAAATGAAACATAGAATTATTACGACCACCTTCTGGAATTTTGTTTATTGCCATAAGTTCTATGCATGGCGGTGCATCATCATATTCAGACTTAGGTCTTTCTATTTTTATTTTTGTAATATCTGTTTGTTTTATCTCACTGTATATAGTGTAAAATTCTTCTAGTGTTGCAGCTTCTCCATCATATCTAAAAGCATAACGCGTAGTATCTTCACCACCAAAGTATGGTAGGTTTAAAAAGTTACCTGTGTCGTCTGATGATTTTAATTGAATTTGTTTTGGAAAAACTTCTGATCCGCCGTATCCTAGTAGTGTTTTTATTTCTGTTAGCTTATCTCTCATTCTTTCTGCAGCTACCGGTTCAGCGGAGAAGAGAAAGACATGTGCTCCTCCACTCTTTGACCTACACACAGCCAGAGGCAGTTTAAATTGTTTTATCTTATCAATTAATTTTTTGTGATCAAATCCTGCGTATGAATCTATGTCAACACATCCCCATACACACTGATTATCTTCGTTAATAGGTATAATACCCAGACTTTGCGTACCATCTAGGTGCATCTTCCACAGTTCCGTGGTCACTGGTTGACGTACTACGAATGATTGTCCTTTTAGTTTAACACCGTTTTCTGCCGGTGATGTAACTTTGGTACAACCATGCGCACGTTCCAACCCTCTAAATATTTTTTCAAACATAATTTTTAATGGGCGTTTCCACTCTCGCTTCAACGCCCACTCCTAGGATTCTATTAGTATGGTGTTGAGTCTTTGGTATCTTCTGATCCGTGTTTAGCTTCCACTTCACCTTTACCTACACTCATTGCAAAAGATTTAGCCATGTCATAGATTGTTTTATCTGTAACTGGACCCATCTTTTCAACTTCCCAACCAAACCATGTTCCTTTGTCGTTAGACATCTGAACGGTTGATAGGTTATAAATGTGGCTATAAGTTGGCGGCGTAAACAAACCATTTTTACCTTGTAGTTTTATACCCATCATCAATGAATTCCATTTTCTACTAACTTTTAATTGAGTAGACTTCATAGAAATCAAAGCTGTTGATGGTGTATCACCTAAAGTTAATACAAAGTGACTTGCAGTGTTATCAAGATAATTACCATTTGGTAATCTATCTTTATATGATTTATCTCTAGTCGTTTGACTAACGATATCACTGTCAGCGTCATGAATTGCAACAGGTGCACCAGAACTTGTGCCTCTGTCTTGCCATTCAATGTATTGTCTTTTGTAGTGACAAGGTACAACACTAATTTTATCAAACAACTCGTTTGTAACTGTGTTGATTATTTTGCCAGGCTCTGCGCCTTCGACATACTTACCATCTCTTTTGTTTACC